AAGAATACGACCCAGAAATGGATCGTTTACTGTTCTATCTCCCCCTTGCAGGTAGTGCTTTCAAGAAAACCTACTTCGATGACATATTAGACCGTGCCGTTTCCCGTTTTGTGGCAGCAGATGACCTAGTCGTACCTTATAACGCAACGGATTTGCAGTCTGCATCACGTATTACGCATGTTACACGTATGTCGGAGAACTCTGTACGCAAGTTTCAGGCTGCAGGTTTCTATAGAGATGTCGAATTGAGGGCTTACGAGAGCGATGATGAGCTTCGTGGGAAGGAAAGAGAGCTTATGGGCATCTCAAAAACGGCAGAAGGGGACGATTGTACGCTTCTGGAGATGCATGTTGACCTGGATTTAAAGGGATTTGAGCACAGAAGCCCCCTCGATAACGAAACAACTGGTATAAAGCTTCCTTATATTGTCACAATTGACGAAGGAAGCTCAAAAGTACTCTCAATTCGTAGGAATTGGGAAGAAAATGACGAATATTACAAAAAAATACAGTATTTTACGCACTATAAATTCCTGCCGGGGCTAGGTTTTTATGGATTTGGACTTTTACACATGATTGGGGGGCTAGGACGCTCCGCAACATCTATTTTGAGGCAATTAATTGATGCAGGTACTTTGGCTAATCTTCCTGCTGGCTTTAAAGCTCGTGGTATACGGATTCGTGATGCTGACGAGCCTCTTTCTCCTGGTGAGTTTCGCGATATTGATGTACCCGGTGGTGCTCTTCGAGACAGTATACTCCCGTTACCGTACAAGGAACCAAGCCCGACACTAACACAGCTATTAGGCTTCGTAGTGGACGCCGGAAGACGTTTCGCGGCCATTGCCGACCTTCAGGTAGGTGATGGAAACCAGCAAGCGGCGGTTGGAACGACTGTTGCGCTCTTGGAGCGTGGTTCTAAGGTCATGTCCGCCATCCATAAGCGTATGCATTACGCTCAAAAACAGGAATTTAGGATGTTGGCTAAGATTTTTGCTGAATCTTTACCACCTATGTACCCCTACAATATCCATGGTGCGGATGCCACTATAAAACAGGCAGATTTCGATGACCGCATTGACGTTATACCTGTTTCTGATCCTAATATCTTTTCGATGTCACAGCGATTGGCGATGGCGCAGACTCAATTACAACTCGCCCAGACAAATCCACAGATGCACAATTTGTACGAGGCGTATAAGCGTATTTACGAGGCAATAGGAGTTCAGAACATAGAAGCTATATTACCTACGCCCCCAGTGCCTCAACCTATGGACCCTGCTATCGAAAATGCGAGATCAATCATACAGGAAATGCTACAAGCTTTCCCAACGCAGGATCATGATGCCCATATACAGTCGCATATAGCTTTTATGATGACGCCTATACCTTCAACAACCCCACCCGTCTTTGGTTTACTACAAGCGCATCTTTGTGAGCATATTGCACTTAAAGCAAGGGGAGTAGCGATGGCCGAAGCAACTGTTAACGCACAGAACGCTGCACAAATGGGTCAACCGGAGCCTCAAGTGGACATAGAGGCCAAGGTCGCACAGCTTATAGCCCAATACACCGAAGAAGTTATGGCTGCTCTTATGCCACCGCCTGAAGGAGAGGTTGATCCTCTTGTTCAATTGAGATCCAAGGAGCTTGACATAAAGTCCATGGACATTGAACGAAAAGCCCAAGAGTTTGCTGTTAAGCAGGAGTTTGAAAATAAGAGGGAATCAGAGAGACAGGAGATTGATCGAGACAAGATGGATTCCCAAGAAGATATCGCGCTTCTAAGAGCCGATGTAAACCTTGAACGTATTAATACTATGGGTAAAGAGTATGGAAGCCAACCGCCGGGAAGGGGTAACTAAGATGTTTGGTGGAGAGATTATTTTTGCTATTTTACTTTTGATACTGTGAGAAAAAAACGATGGTTTGGAAAATGTTTTTTGACTGTTTCACGTGAAACGAATGGGATCAGGTAATGGTAAATGATGATAGCAAGTGCATTGACTGTGGACATGAGTGCCATTGTGATGGTAGTAATTGTCCTGAGTGTTCTTGCCCGGTATGTAATCATTAGGAGAATAGCATGGCTGGTATAAATCAAATGTCTAGGCAAATGGGTATTTCTAAAGGAAAGGCGAGTAGTCTTATGAAAACAGCAAAGAAAATGAACGGTTATGCTAAAGGTGGCTCTGCTGACAAAGAGCACATCGAGTGGGGTCGTAAAAAACTTGATCGTGGAACTGAGCAGTTAATACAGGGAACTGACTTTCAAGTTCGTGGTCGTTATTTCAACGATAACGATGGAAAAGGAACTTTCTAATGTCTGAAGAATTAGATAGGCTAATGAAAGCCATGAGAGCGTTGAAGACAGCGTCAGGAACTCGAAAGCCAGAAAATATGGACAGAGTTTTTAAAGCTTGGCAGAACAGCTTTAAAACAGGTATAAGAAAGAAAAAAGACGGTGGCTCAGTTGAGAGCTATATGAAACGCAACGATGGCGGTATGGCTCAAAAAACGAGGATGTTCTAATGGCTTACAAGGCCGGAAGGTTTAAAGGGAAAACAGCTAGAGAGGTTGATCAAATTAATCTAGACAAGTTAAAGAAATTTCTTTCCCCTAGTGTTGTAAAAAAGATTTTTAAAAATAAAAATGCTATGGGTGGATATATGAAACGAAACGATGGCGGTATCGCCAAAAACACGAGGATGTTCTAATGCCAGCAGGAGTTGTTTATTCAAAAAAATCAGATGCCAATTCATACGCTAATGAGATGGACGGTGACGTAATTGAAAACCCAAACGGTGAGGGGTGGGTTGTTGTCCCTAAACCAATGGATATTGGTGAAGCTTTCAAACAAGGAACTTTTAAGCCACCTGAAAACCGTAATATAGGCGGAACGATGGACGATGAGATGGGCTACATGGAAGGTGGAATGCATGGCAAGCCTAAAAAAATGTTTACGGGTGGCGCCGCAATTAAAGGAAGAGGTTTCAAAGGTGTTCATTAATGAGTGACCCTACTACGTTTGCTTATAACGTTTTAAAATCAATTCAGAGCCGTGCAGAACTAACTAAGGATGCTATCCTTCACGGACAACCCCAAAACTTAGAAGCCTATAAAGAACTAGTAGGTGAGTTAAAGGGGCTTGAATATGCAGAGCAAGAGATTAAAGATTTTTTAGATAAACAGGAGAAAGAATGACAAAAACTCTATATGTACCTGATCATGTAGCTGAGAAAGAGAAAGAGAAAAAGAAAAGTGCCTACGTTAAGAAAGATGAAAGAGTTCTCGATCCTTCTTTGTTAGATGTATCCCTAAGTGAAAGACTACCTCAACCCACTGGATGGCGTATTTTAGTTATGCCATATGCGGGTAAAGCAACCAGTGACGGTGGTGTTTTAATTCCTGATCAAGTTCGTGACCGTGAAGCGTTAGCTACCGTTGTAGCTTATGTTTTGAAGGTTGGGCCTTTGGCGTACCAAGATCCCCATAAGTTTGGGGAAGAAGGTGCTTCATGGTGCAAGGAAGGCGATTGGATATGCATTGGCCGATATGCTGGTGCTCGTTTTAAGATTGACGGTGGCGAAGTTCGCATCATTAATGATGACGAAGTCATTGCTACTATTAAAGACCCTGATGATATTAAACATGTGTAAAAACAAATCGTGGAGATCACGCTATGGAAGACCTTGAAGAAAAAAAAGTAGATATAGGAGATTCGGAAGAATCTGCTGTAGACATTGATATTTCGGAGAAACCGAAAAAAGAGGAGGTAAAAGAGGAACCCGCTCCTGAAGTTGTGCAAGAAGAGGAACCCGCTTCTGAAGAAGAGCTTGAAGAGTACAGTTCAGGGGTAAAAACCAGAATTGATAAGCTTACTAAACGATTTCGAGAGGAAGAGCGACAGAAACAGTCGGCTGTTCAATATGCTGAAAACGTTAGGGACGAGAATGAGAAGCTCAAGGTACGCTTGGAAAGCTTAGATAAAGGGTTTCAAGAGGAATTTGACACTCGCGTCACTACGCAAATACAAGCTGCAAAGCAATTACTTAAAGAAGCCCATGAAACCGGAGACATCGACAAAATAGTTGAGGTTCAAGAGGCTTTATCTCAACTTGCTGTTGAGAAAGGTAAGCTTAAAAAGGTTTCTGAGGATGAAAAAGAAGAAACAGCCCTACCTGCGGTGCAGCCACAACAACAGCTACAACAACAGCCTGTTGCCCAACCAGACCCCAAGGCAGAGGATTGGGCGTCTAAAAATGAGTGGTTTGGCACTGATGAAGTTATGACATATGCCGCTTTTGGCATTCATAGACGTTTAGTTGAGGATGAACAGTTTGACCCACAGTCAGATGAGTATTATTCTGAGCTTGATAAGAGGCTTATAACTGAATTTCCTCATAAATTTGGGAATAAGCCGAAAACGGGTGGAAGTAAAAAGGTTGCGTCAGCCGAAACTTCCGCATCCCGCAATAGAGGTGGACGTAAAACTGTGCGATTAACATCCTCTCAAGTTGCTATTGCGAAGAAGCTAAATGTACCACTTGAAGAATACGCTAAATACGTAAAATAGGAGTTAATCATGAACGAAGAGAACACAACTCGCCAAAAGTCACCAAGGACGCCCCGTGGCAATGAAACCCGTGTTAAAGAAGCACGCAAGGAACCGTGGAGGCCCCCATCCATGTTGGATGCGCCCCCTGCACCGGAAGGTTATAAACACCGATGGATCAGGGAAAGTGTTATGGGCTTCGATGATAGAAAAAACGTATCAGCCAGATCCCGTGAGGGTTATGAACTGGTCCGTGGAGAAGAGTTTCCTGACTTTGATATTCCTACCGTTGAAGACGGTAAACATGCAGGAGTTATTGGAGTAGGCGGTCTTCTTCTAGCAAGGGTTCCTCTTGAAACGGTTTCGCAACGGCAAGATTATTTCCGCAATATGGCGCGGGATCAGATGACGGCTGTTGATAACGAGTTAGCTCGAGAACAACATCCGGCAATGCCTATCAGTAAACCTGATAGGAGTTCAAGTGTAACTTTTGGAGGTCCTCAAAAAGAGGACTAGGAGTAAATTAAATGGCTAATGCGAATGGAAGTTTTGGTCTTCGTCCCGTAAATAAAATGGGCGGGGCCGCTAATTCCACTGGTATGAACCAATACTCTATGTATGAAATTGCGAATGGCAACACAGATAAGCTGTATCACGGCGAACCTGTGATTCCGCTATCTACCGGCTATATAGGCGCTCCTGGCGCTGCTGCTGGAGGAACAGTGGGACTGCTGGGCGTATTTCAAGGCTGTGAGTATGTGGATTCTACCACTGGTAAAACAGTTTGGAAGAATTACTGGCCCGGCTCTGGGGCAGATTCCAATCACCCGGTAAAAGCGTTTGTCAATGACGATCCAATGCAACTTTATGTTATCGCAACGGATGCCTCATGGACAAGTAAAGCTACGGCCCGTGCCGCAGTCTTTGCTAACGCAAATTTCTCAACCGCTATCACAGGAACAGATGCTACTGGCGTATCGTTAGGTCGCCTTGCGATTAGTACGATTGCTACTACAGCAGCACTGCAAATGCGAGTTATGGGTTGGGTCGATGATCCAGAAAATGCTGATTTTTCAGCGGCTGGTATCGGGGCAATTGTACGGTTGAATAACCACTTCAATAGCAACAATGGTGCTATCGCTGCGGGTACACCTTCAACCACTGGCGTATAGGAGAATTGAGATATGGCTATAAGTAGAGCACAACTAGCTAAAGAGCTAGAGCCTGGCCTCAATGCCCTTTTTGGGTTGGAGTACGCTAGGTATGATAATGAAGCTGCTGAAATTTTTGATACGGAATCTTCGGAAAGGGCTTTCGAGGAAGAAGTAATGCTTTCTGGTTTTGGGTCAGCACCCGTTAAATCAGAGGGTTCAGCAGTTAGTTTTGATGATGCCCAAGAAGCATACACTGCAAGATACACTCATGAGACTATCGCTCTTGCTTTCTCTATTACTGAGGAAGCGATTGAAGATAATCTTTATGATCGTCTTGCTTCTCGTTACACAAAAGCTTTGGCACGTAGCATGGCTAACACCAAACAGGTGAAAGCAGCTTCCGTGCTTAACAACGCTTTTGATTCCACTTATACAGGTGGAGATGGTAAAGAGTTGTGTGCTACAGATCACCCACTTGTTAACAACAATGACCTTCGTAACGAGCCGTCTACTGCAGCCGACTTGAACGAAACAAGTCTGGAAAATGCTTTGATTGATGTCGCTGCATTTGTTGATGAGCGTGGTCTTAAAGTATCGGTACGTGGTATGAAGTTGATTGTTCCGCCAGCATTACAATTTGTTGCGGATCGTCTTCTTGAAACTACGCTTCGTCCCGGTACTGCGGATAACGACATTAACGCTACACGGAACATGGGTATGCTTCCGCAAGGCTATGTTGTTAACCACTATCTTACGGACTCAGATGCATTCTTTATTAAGACGGATGCACCAAGAGGTTTCGTTCACTTCGAGCGTATGCCTATGTCCACTAAGATGGAAGGTGATTTTGATACAGGTAATGTGCGGTACAAAGCCCGTGAGCGTTATAGCTTCGGTTACTCTGACCCACGTTGTGTATTTGGCTCACCTGGAGCATAGTGAAAAAAAAGGGGGGAGTTTTCCCCCCGATTTTCTGGGATATCTAAGCCCTAGCGACTGACCCAGCAGACGCTTACAAGACTCTAGGGCTAAACCTTTGTAAGGAGGGTACTATGGGTAATACAACTTTTAACGGTCCCGTCCGTTCCGAAAACGGTTTTGAAGTAATTAATGTTAATTCTACAACTGGTGCTGAGACAACAACTTGTGACATTGCCGCTACAGGTATTGTTACAGATAAATACGTTAAGCACGTAGGTTTTGCCACAGGTGTTACGGTTAACACCACTGCTGGAGACAGCCCTGCGATTGGTGAGTTTACTCAGCCAGCCAATACAATTATCACAAACATTAAAATCTTTTGTGTTACATCACCTGTTATTGGTTCTGGTGATATTGGCTACGAGGTTGGTACATCTAGTTCAGGTGCTCAGATTGTTGCCGCTCAGACAGATGAAATATTGGATGCGGGTACAACTGTTGTTGTCGGAAACGTTACGGTAACATCTCTTGTTCTTCAAACGCAAGACACTACTACAGCCCCAGCTTCTGTACAATATACATCAGCAGAGCGTACTATCTACTGTAATATTACTAATACTGTGGATGCTACTACGGCTGGCTCTTTTACCTTTATAATTGAGTACGTACAAGTAGCTTAATTAATAGAAGGTAACTAAGGAGTAAGTTATGGCAGATGCGGTTAGTGCAACAAAGCTACAAGATGGCGATAGAAAAGCGGTTTTCTATTTAACCAATCTTAGCGATGGAACGGGAGAGTCGGCAGTTAAGAAGATAGATATGTCTACTCTTTCTAACAACGCTCAAGGTGACGCAGTATCATCTATTAGCATAAGTAAGATTACTTTTTCCACAGTAGGCATGTCGGCAACTCTCTTATATGATGCTACAACGAATGTTGTAGCAATAGGGCTACCCGCTGACTATACGGATACGATAGACCTATCCGGGCAAGTTGCGGGTCTTCCAAACTATGCGGGAAGTGGTGTGACGGGTGATATTCTACTGACTACGGCAGGTCACAGTTCAGGTGATAGCTATAGTATTGTTGTAGAAGTGATTAAATCGTACTGAGATGGATGAGATGACCTCATATTTGTGGAACGGTGTTCTTACATTGGCTGGGGCCATTTCTTTATTTTTTCTTAAAAGTCATCACGCTACGGTTCAACGTCTAGATATTCTTCTAAACAAGACTAGGGAAGAAGTTGCTAAAGAATACGTTTCAAAATATGATCTCGCTGAAGATTTATCTAGGCTTCATGATCGGTTTGATCGGTTAGAAAACAAAATAGATTCTTTAATGAAAGGGTGATATAATCCTTTAGGAGATTAAAATGGCAACTTCTGGATCGACTGATTTTAATTTGAACATGGCTGAGATTACAGAAGAAGCCTTTGAAAGATGTGGTCTAGAACTTCGTACAGGTTATGATGCCGCCACAGCTAGAAGGTCTTTGAATATACTGTTTGCTGAATGGGCAAATAGAGGCTTAAATCTTTGGACAGTAGAGCAAGTAACTCAAACGTTAGCACAGTTATCTTCATCTTCTTCTGTTGCTACCTATCCCATTGGAACTATTACATTAACGGTTGGTGCTTCAGGTAGTTTTTCTGTAGGCGAAACAATTACTGGGGGGACCAGTGGCGTCACAGCCAGCATAATTACTAAACCAACGTCAACCACTATGACTATAACGGTTCCTACAGGTGACTTTACAGCATCTGAAACAATTACTGGTTCATCGAGCAGTGCTACAACAACTGTGTCCTCAAACCCTAGTCTTACTGATGTTCAATCAACAGTAGATGTCTTAGAGGTTGTTTCTAGAAGAAGTGGTACTGATATAAGCCTAACAAGAATAGGGAGGTCAGATTACTTAGGTCTTCCCGATAAGACTTCTCAAGGCAGAGCTTCTCAGTTTTATGTGGATAGACAGATAACTCCAACCATAACCTTATGGAATACTCCCGAAAATTCTACGGATCAATTAGTGTATTATAGAGTTAAAAGGATGGATGATGCTGATGACGGTATCAATACTGCCGATGTCCCCTTTAGATTTCTCCCTTGTTTAACGGCTGGTCTTGCTTATTACATATCTGTTAAAAAATCCCCTCAAAGAATAGGGGTATTAAAGGATATTTATGAAGAAGAATTTGCTCGAGCGGCGGCTGAAGATGGCGAAAGGACGGCCCTTCGACTTGTTCCAACTTATGCTACGTTGAGTGTGACGTAATGCCTAGGTATGCATCAGGAAAACATGCCATGGGCATATCTGATCGTTCTGGAAGAGCGTATAGAGTTAGGGATATGCTTAAAGAATGGACGGGAGCAATAGTAGGAAGGGATGAGTTTGAAACCAAGCAACCACAGTTGAATCCTAGGCGTGCTGTTGCAGACCCTGAAGCTATAAGAAATCCACGACCTGATAGAACGGAACCTGCGGTAGAAGTATTATTGGAAGATGGTGCTTTTAAGTCAGGAAGTTCCGGTTCTGCGGTTATTACAGTTACGGAACCAGGTCACTCCAGAGATACAGGAGACACAGTACGATTTAGAAGTGTATCAAATTTTGACGGGTTTACATCATCTGCTATAGAATACAGCACAGGATACAGTATAACTAAGATAGCAGGATCTGGTGATAATCAATCCGATAGTTATAGTTTTAATGTAAGTAGTAGTGGTTCTTCAGAAACAGCTACTATAGGAAGTATAAAAGGTGGCGGTTCATTTGCTTCCGCCGGTCCAGTAACGGTGAGTGCTTAATATGGCGTATACATTTGCAACTTTAAAGACAGCAATACAGGATTACACTCAGAATACAGAAAGTACGTTTGTTAGCCAGCTATCTAGATTTATAATAAATGCGGAAGAACGTATCTTTAAAGAGGTCCAGCTAGATGTTTTCCGTAAATATCAATCAGGTACGGCAAGTTCTTCTAATAAGTTTTTAGCTAAACCTAATGACTTCTTAGCTCCGATGTCTCTTAGTGTTGTTAACAGTTCTAAAAATGAATTTCTACTATACAAACACACTACTTTTGTTCAGGATTATACGCCCAATCCTTCCTCAACTGGCGTTCCTCTTTATTATGCGGATTGGGACGATAGTTCCTTTATAATGGCGCCAACTCCTGACTCCAATTATGCTATGGAGTTGCACTACATCTATCGACCCGCTTCGCTCACGGCAGGGGCAGATGGTGGCACAACTTGGCTGGCTACTAATGCTGAATTAGCAATGCTGTACGGATCTTTAGTTGAGGCATATACTTTTATGAAAGGCGAGGATCAATTACTTAATATTTACAATGGTAGATTTCAAGAAGCTGTTAAATGGTTAAAGAATCTTGGTGAAGGTAGAGATACTCGAGATCAATATAGATATGATAGACTTAGGAGAGAAGTTGAGTAATGCTTGATGCAAGTGGAGGTTCTGAACTTGGAAATGTTATGGTCTATACTTCCAATGACGGTGGGCATAGTCCGGAACAAATAGCCGATATGGCGTTGAATAAGATAATGTCTGTTAGTGAAACCGCTCCTCCTGTCATACGAGATCAAGCTATGGCTCATAGAGATAAGTTGAAAGAAATCCTAATATATTATATGAAAAGTATGGCAAACAGTGAGAGAACGTCTATTTGGGCTTTGATGAAACAGCAAGGTCATGATGATATAGCTGAGATAATAAGGAGACTTTGATATGGCTATCGGTACATCCGCTATATGTGGAACATTTAAAAGAGAGATACTAGCGGGTATACATTTTTTGACCGCGCACACTAGGACGGGTTCAAGTGCAATTGGCGCGGACACCTTCAAAGTGGCTATGTTTACTAATAGTTCGTCCATTGACGCAGATACAACGGGTTATACAACAAGCAATGAAGTAAGCGGAACGAACTATACTGCTGGTGGGACAACTTTTGCCAGCGTTACAATTGGTCTAGCTGATAACAGTAGTTCTGTTCCTACAGCTTTTGTTGATGCAGCCGATACAACTTGGTCTAGTTCAACTATAAGCAGTGCGAGAGGTGCTTTGATATATAATAGTACACTGAGCACGGCTGGAACAGGATCTACAACAAATCATGCAGCGAACCCTTCGGTAGCGGTAATAAATTTTGGTGGCGATAAGTCTTCAAGCGCAGGAGATTTTACAATACAATGGCCCACTAATGACGCGAATAGCGCAATAATTAGGATTGCATAATGTCAAGTATAACTGGCTGGAATAGAGGAACGTGGAATCAGGG